TCACCGGCAGAGACATCACTTTCACCATTGATGGTGATACATATGATGCACAAGCCACCTCAGCAACACTAACTATTGATTCCACAATCAATACATATCAAACACTCGATGGAAAAGTTTATTACACCACCGATTCGCAAGGATCGTTTGCTGTTGAAATGCTTGCAGACTGGCCAGCCGGTGGATCACTATGTAACGCGCTTTGGACAGCGGCAGACACAGCACCAAACACACCATTGGCGGTTGTTTTTACAGCTGCATCAGGATCAACATTCAATTTTGATGTTCAGCCAATTTTCCCATCAGCTGGAGGCACAGCACCAGATGCACAGACTGTTTCACTAGCATTTACCTGTGTAACCACACCAACACTATAAAAAGGAGATCGGGAGCATGAAACTGCCAATAACAATCGAATACACGGATGGCAATGCGGAAACCTACATTGCACATCCGGCAGAATGGGCAAAATGGGAAAACAAGACTGGCAACACGATTGGACAAGCTCAAGACAAGATGGGCGTGTCCGATCTGTTGTTTCTTGCATACCACGCAATGAAACGAGAGACGGCCGGCAAACCTGTCAAGCCGTATGAGATTTGGTGTGAAACTGTCAGCGACATAGTTGTTGGTGATGCAAACCCAAAAGTTACACCGCCGGAAGCATAAACAGGATTCTTTGGGAGGTAGCCATCGCAAGCGGCCAACCTGTCAGCGAATTTAAGACAGCTGAGGATTTATTAACGGCGATTGAGATAATGGAGAGGCGAAATGGCTGAGGATGCAGTTGCTTTTGACAAAGCTGAATTACGATCAATCATTTACGCTTTTAAAGGCATGGATGAGGAAGCTGCAACAAAAGCCAAAACTGTCTCAAATGGTCTGGCCACTTATCTGCAAGGCAAAATTATTGCTAAGGCTCAAGGTCGAGATTTGGCATCAAGGCGCATTGCAGATGGTTCACGGGTAAGCAAATCCTCCAAGATTGGCGAAATGTCATTTGGTTTTGCATCTCAAAAATTCTCCGGAGGCGGCACAACTCAACAACTTTGGGGCGGCTATGAATTTGGATCTAATAAATTCAAGCAATTTCCAATCTGGTCTGGCCGAGAAGGTCGCGGCTCAAAAGGCTGGTTTATTTATCCAACACTTAAAGCCGAGCAACCTCAAATAATTAAACAATGGGCAGAAGCCTTTTCCCAGATTGTGAAGGTATGGTAAATGGCCGCTCAAGGATCAAGAACGCTCAAGCTCTCATTGCTGGCAGATGTTGCCGAATTTTCAAAAAACATCAAGGTTGCAAATAAAGACACCGAAACAATCGGCGATGAATTTACAGCTTTTGGCAAAAAAGCGGCTTTGGCTTTTGCCGTTGCCGGTGCAGCCATTGGAGCTTATGCAAAAGAAGCCATTGTCAATGCGGCAGCTGATGAAAAGGCACAGCGTAATCTTGCGCTGACAATTGAAAACACCACAACGGCAACAGCTCTACAAATAGCCGGCGTTGAGAAATACATCAGCACAACAAGCGTTGCAATTGGTGTCACAGATGATGAATTACGGCCGGCATTTTCGCGTTTAGTCCGATCCACAAAAGATGTTGAGGATGCTCAAAGATTACTTAATTTAGCTCTGGATGTTTCGGCAGCTACAGGCAAACCTTTGGAGGCCGTGGCAAATGCTTTGGGCAAAGCCTACGATGGCAATCTCAACGCATTGGGCCGGTTAGGATTAGGCATTGATCAATCGATCCTGAAATCAAAAGATTTTGATTTAGTTTTTAACACGCTTACAAAGACTTTTGGCGGATTTGCAGAAAATGAGGCAGACAGCACCGAGAAGGCTTTTGCCCGAATTAAGATTGCAAGCGATGAAGTTCAAGAACAAATCGGCGCAGCTTTATTGCCGGTTATTCAAGAATTGACAGCTTTTATTTTGACCGATGTTGTGCCCATCATTCAGAGCTTTGTGGATGGATTAACTGGCCAAGATGGCCTAACAACTGGTCTCAGCGAATCCCAGATTTCTGCAATTGCATGGGGCAAAAAAGTCAGAGGTGTGATTGAAACTGTTATTGAATTTAAAGATGAGTTGATTGCTGTGGCCGCTGTTATTGGCACAATTTTTGTTGTTTCTAAGATTTCTGCAGCTGTTGTGGCCACGATTGCTTTAATTAACACATTGATCAAGGCTTATAACGCACTTAAAGCATCTGCAATTGTTGCAGGTGTTGCATCGGCATTTGCTCTCAATCCATTATTAGGCGTTGGAGCGGTAGCTTTAGCAGCTAGTGTTTTAGCCGGTGCAAATGCTTTAGCTGGTAGATCAGACAGCGAAGGCGTTGCCGCACCATCAACTGGATCAATTCCATTTAAATCGGGTTTTGGTCCGGCAGCTAGTGTCGGAGGTACCGGAGGCGGAGGTACCGGAGGCGGAGGTACCGGAGTCGGAGGTACCGGAGGCGGAGGTAACGGAGGCGGCACAGGTGGCGCAAATCCCATTGTAATTGATCCATCAATTGCGGCCGCATCCAAAGCGGCTCAAGATGCATCCGCAAAACTTAATGAGGTTTTGGATCGCGCATCGGGAACAGTTAGCAACGGATTTAATGTTGGCTCATTTAGAATGGCCGAGGCTGCCACATCTGGGGCAACCTATAATATCAATGTCAGCGGTGCCTTTGATCGTGAACGCACAGCACGCGAAATTGTGGACACCATCAATGACTCATTCTATCGCGGCACAGGTGGCGCAAATAACCTGCAACTAGCATGACAATTTTTAATCCTGTCTGGCGAGTCACAATTGGCGGCGTGCAATACACAACAGCCATTTTGGCAAACCTAACAATAACTAGCGGTCGAACAAACATTTATGAGCAAGCACAGGCCGGATACACAAATCTTGAACTCATCAACCTTGATCAATCCAATGTGCTGATCGGCATTAACGATTCTTTGACTATTGAGCTGCAAGATTCGACAGCGACTTATGTGCCAATCTTTGGCGGCTCGGTGGTCGATGTTGGCATTTCTGTGGCAGAGGTTGGCTCGGTTGATTACGCACAGCGCATCAGTATCATTGCTTTGGGGGCGTTAGCTAGGCTTCCAAAAGCATTGACTAATGGTGTTTTGCCACATGACTTTGATGGTGATCAAATTTTTGAGATTTTAAGTGATGTTTTATTTGCACAATGGCAAGCGGTGCCGGCAGCTTTAACATGGGCGACTTATGATCCAACAACTCAATGGCAGGATGCGGAAAACACAGGATTAGGCGAAATTGACCGGCCCGGCAACTATGAGCTTGCACAGCGATCATCTAGCCGCACCGATGTTTATTCTTTGGTGGCAGCTTTAGCATCATCTGGATTGGGTTACATCTATGAGGATGCTCAAGGTCGCATTGGCTATGCAGACAGCACACATCGAACAGTTTATTTGGCGGCCAATGGTTATGTGGAGCTAACAGCTAACCATGCTTTGGCGTCAGGATTAAGCATCCAATCGCGAACAGGCGATGTGCGAAACAACATAACAATTCAATACGGCCAAAACAGCACAAATGAAACAAGCGCCAGCGACATTGCCTCCATTGGCCTCTATGGCCAATTGTCTCAAATCTTTACAACCACATTGAGGCATTTGCATGATGCCGAGGATCAGGCCGATTTTTATTTGGAACTTAGAGCCTATCCACGATTTAATTTTAACAACATCACTTTTGAGCTAACTAATCCAGAGCTAGATGATGCCGACCGAGATGACCTGATCAATGTGTTTATGGGGATGCCGGTGGAGATTGCCGATCTGCCACTTAACATGAATTCTGGCGATTATTTAGGTTTCGTTGAAGGCTGGACATTTTCGGCAAGATACAATCAGATAAGCATTTCAATGATTTTGTCACCAATTTCATTCTCATTGCAAGCCATGCGATGGAACGATGTGCCGGTGGTAGAGCAATGGAACACAGTCAATCCAACTCTGGATTGGATCAATGCCACGATTGTGGCGTAAGGAGAAAACATGAGCAATCCAACGAGCAATTTTGGATGGCAGATGCCAACGGCCACAGATTTGGTCACGGATTTGCCAGCCGATTTTGAGGTGTTCGGACAAGCTGTTGATACAGCTTTGATGGATCTTAAAGGCGGCACAACAGGCCAGGTGTTAAAGAAAAACACAAATACTGACATGGATTTTGTGTGGTCATCTGATGCAACAGGCATGACCAATCCAATGACAACAACCGGAGATACGATCTATTCATCGAGCGGATCAACGCCGGCAAGATTGGGCATTGGCAGCGCAGGTCAGGTTCTTACAGTCGCAAGCGGAATTCCATCTTGGGCAACTCCGGGTGCTGGCAAAGTAGTTCAGATTGTAAATGTTGTATATGGCACACAGGTATTTTCATCGTCATCAACTTTTGCGGATACAGGTTTAACAGCAACGATTACACCAACAAGCGCAAGCAATAAAGTGCTCGTTTTTTTAAGCCAAAATGGTATGCAAAAAAGAAACTCAAATACTGGCATTGAATTGAGATTGTTAAGAAACGGCACAACAATCAGAAACCCCGGTTATTATGATGGCGAAAATGATGCATCCACTCGAAATCAATTTGGATCGGTTGCCATGAGTTATTTGGATTCGCCGGCAAGCACATCGGCTCAAACTTATAAGACAACATTTAACAGCTATCAAAACAGCAATGGCGTTTATGTTCAATTTAACGGATCAGAATCCACAATCACTTTGATGGAGGTCACACCATGAGTCAGTTATCGGAAGTATTAAGTTTTATGCGCCCAAATGATCAATTTGTGTGTTATGGCGAAAACCTTGCCGACACAATTTGGCACAATGGTGCTATGCCTGTAACCGCTGAGGAATTAGCAGCCGGCAAAACAGCTTATGAAAAAGCAAAAAAAGAAGCTGACAAAGCCAAAGCGGCTGAAAAAACCGCATTGCTGGCCAAGCTTGGCCTAACGGCTGATGAATTGGCTGCATTGCTGTCATGACATTTCCTCAAGGCACATTGCCGCGTTTAATTCAGGTCGCTCTCGCTGAGGTGGGAACAGCTGAAACCGGCAACAATGAGACAAAGTATGGCAAACACATGAAGGCAGACAAGCTTCCGTGGTGTGGGTCATTTCTCAATTGGTGTGCCGATCAAGCTGGAGTCGATGTGCCAAATGTGGTCAGCACCCGAGCCGGAGCTGATGCATTTAAGAAAATGAAACGATGGCACACCGAGCCAAAGATTGGTGATTTTGTTTTTTTTGATTTTGTTATTGATGACAAGACGACCATCAATCACATTGGCTTGGTGATCCGGGTATCAGACAAGCAAATTGTGACAATTGAAGGCAACACATCAGGTGCCGGAGATCAGCGCAATGGCGGCGAAGTCATGGTGAAATCTAGAACTTTGGGAGCAAGGTCATTTGTTGTCGGCTACGGCCGACCAACTTATGGCGCGTTTTCCGGTGATCTGCCGGATCGACCAAAAGGAGAGATGAAATGAAACAAATCAAAGCAGCTGCCGCATCATGGGCAAGAAGCGCGGTGGCAGGTTGTTTAGCTGTCTACATGACTGGGAATACAAATCCCAAAGATTTGGCGATGGGCTTAATCGCTGGCATTGTGCCGGTACTAGCTCGGTGGGCCAATCCTAACGATCACGCATTAGGTATTAAGAAGTGAGCGTGGGCGAATGGACGGCTGTTGGTGGTTTTGTCATTGCAATACTGGCAGCTGTCTATTCGTCAATGCGGATCATTATCAAATCGGTGATGAGCGAGTTGGCACCCAATTCAGGATCGAGTATGAAGGATCAAGTCTCACGCATCGAAGCGCGATTGGATTATCTATACACACAGCTCATTGAACAAAAGAAGTAGCGACACGCCGCAATTTAGGCGTGATTGTTGAGTTTGTCGGTTTTGCCTGTCACTCTTTGTTTGGGAGCTGATTCGCGGCTCCCAGAATCGGGAGCAACAAAATGAATGAATTATCAATCGTGATCACAATGGTCATTGCCGGGGCTTTATGGTCTGTCATGGCCTATTCAGTCGGATTTAAGGAAGGCGAGAGACAAGGTTACACACGCGGCCGAGCTGTGGCACGCCACGCCGTTTCAGCTGATCGGAAGGTCTGGTGATGGCCGCATTTATGGATGGGTATGAAGGCAACAGAGAGCGCACAGATCGCTGGATTGCTACATTTCCGCAAGGTAGGCTTGAGGCTCACATCATTGAATTCAATGCCGAAAAAGGTTATGTGCTAGTCCAAGCCAAAGCATGGCGCAATCAAACTGAGATTGATCCAGCTGGCATTGATTATGCCTACGGCTATCTTGCAGCTTACCCGGACAAAATGAAGCGATGGATGGTTGAGGATTCTTGCACATCAGCTTTGATGCGCGTAATGGCCTTAGTCATGGGCAACACCGATAAGGCCACAAAAGAGGTTATGGCAGCGATTAAGACACCGGCAGCCGATTATGACTATTGGACAACAAAGCATGGCGATGTGCCAAGCTACAAAACATCAACTCAGGCCGAGCAATCCGGAACGCCATCATTTGGATCATCGGATGATTCTGCATGGTCAGCCGATGCCACACCATCATGCGTGCATGGCGCAATGCGTTGGAATCAAAGCAAGCCGGATGCAATAAAGCCGTGGGCCGGTTACTTTTGCAGCGAGAAAATAAAAGAAAAGCAATGCCGACCGAATTGGTATGTCATGACCAGCGATAACACATGGAAGCCACAGGTGTGATGGTGAGCGATTTTGTAGAGATTATTTATCCTCAACATATGATGGCCAGATTGATGTGCAATGGCGAAATTGTTGAGGAATACAAAATTGAGCAATGTGACAAATGCTCACAGCTAAGGCGATTGGATCACTTTGGCTATCAAAAAGGTTATGACAAGCAAGATAACATCATTTGGTTTTGTGGTGATTGCAGATGATAGATCGCATTGAGGAGGTGCAATGCATGATTGCAGCAATTCAGCATTGCCACGATCGATCATCTGATCACAGCTCTCGCATTGTCAAAAACCTGTCATGGTTTGAGTATGTGGCACAAATGGGCGAATCAATGGCAGCTGAGTATGTAGTGGCCAAAAAACTAGGTTACGACTACACACCGGGCATCACATGGGATAAGTCAAAGGCCGACGTTGGAGATCACATTGAGGTCAAATGGTCAGCCAATCCAGCATCCAATTTGTGGATTCAGGAATCAGATCGGCATGATCGCGACATTGCGGTGCTAGTTACCGGAAGCTCACCACGAATGGCCATCATGGGCTGGATACCTGTGGCCATAGCCAAGAAGCCGCGTTATCGAAACGCATCACAAAACAATTGGAGCGTGCCACAAATTAACCTGCAACCAATTGAGACATTACAAAGGAGCAATTATGCACATCCTGCAATTTGATTGTTCGATTTGTGCAAAACTTTATGGGAAGCCAAAGCAACGCCACGGCCTCAAGAAAGGTGCCGAATTGACAGAGCATGAATGGTTTGCACAATGCATGAGCTGTGGCACATTCGGCATAAAGATTGTTGATGATGCAAGGATTGAGGAGCTTAGCCAATGAGTCACAATAAAGCTCACGAATTAGAAATGAAGGATGAGCATTACACACCAAGCTGGCTGTTTGAAAAATTAGGAGTGACATTTGAAATGGATGTAGCAGCTCCGGTTGGAGGTGTGCCGTGGATTCCAGCCAAGCAATCATTTTCACAGTTTGATGATGGGTTATCCAAAACATGGATTGGATCGGTTTGGATGAATCCGCCTTACTCAAAACCTACCGACTGGGTTCATAAATTCCTTGATCACGGCAATGGCATTGCTTTGTTGGTGGTTTCTCGGAGTAAATGGTTTTCACGAATGTGGGAGGAATGTGATGCAATGGCACCAACGCCGTACAATTTGAAATTTGAAAGGCCGGATGGAAATACAAAACAAATTTCATTTCAAACATTTCTCTTTGCCTGTGGAGTCAATAATGTGAAGGCTTTACACAATCTTGAAAGGCGTGTCAGATGAAATACTTATCCACAACCTTTATCCACAGGTGTGTGAAACCTGTGGGACTCGCTCAAGATTACGCTCGCTACTTGACTAGGTTGGTACGCTCCAGACTCGCAGACGAGCCGGTGTGCCGGATAGCTCGGGCGCGAAGTATGGTGCTATTGGCCGCGCTATGTGTTGTTGTCACAACACCGGCCACAGCTGCAAAAGAAGTAACAACATCAATTGATTCATTGAAGCTCTACGCTCACTCTCGGATCATAAATTGGAAAGAATTTCAATGCTTCAACACATTGATTACAAAGGAAAGCAACTGGCGTGTTGAGGCAATCAATCCCAATGGCAATCACTTTGGGCTTGGCCAGATGCGTAACAAGAAGTATCGAGACCTTGATGGTTATCGCATGATTGACTGGAGCCTTCGCTATGTGGCTTATCGCTATTCCGGATCAAGCTGCAAAGCCTTAGACCATTGGCGAAAGCATGGGTGGCATTGATGAGCCGCGACTGGACAGGTGGCAGCACAGCTAGATGGCGTAAGATTCGAGAGATGGTGTTGAAGCGTGATGGCTGTTGCCAGCAATGTGGGCAGACCGAAGGCCCAATGCAAATAGATCACATAATTCCAAAGCGTTTGAATGGTGGAGATGAAATGTGGAATTTGAGGCAATTGTGCCAAAAGTGCAATTTAAGCAAAGGTGGTCGTTTTTTTGAGGCGGACAGGACACCCCCGACTCTCCATGGACGTTATTTACCTCAAAACGTGAGCCAAAGCCATGAATAAGCCAGAACAAGGCATAACTGGTGGCAACGTGGTCGAAATAGGCTCAAATCGGCTGCTATCGGTTTCAGAGCCGTCATCAGCTACGCTATATGGCTCACCGACGCCAAGAATCCACTCTCCGCTCAATGATTTACCGTCTAGAGGTCCGGAACTCATCGACTTTGCCAATCAGATCTATGAGAACGGGTTTATGCCGTGGCAGAAGTTCGTGGCCGAACACTCGCTAAAGTTCAAGGCGGATGGGCGATGGGCGACCCCAATCAACTGCGTCGTCGTGGCCAGACAATCTGGGAAATCGACTTATATGCTTGCACGTATCGCGATGGGCCTCTTCCATTGGAACGAGTCGCTTCAGGTGGCCTCAGCTCACCGGTTAGTTACTTCTCTGGAGCAATTTAGGCAGCTCGTTAATATAATCGAGGCTAACGACGACTTGGCCAAACAGGTCAAGAGAATCCGATGGCAACACGGCAACGAAGAGATTGAGACCCTTCACGGCACCCGATTCGTTATCAAGGCTGGCGGTTCTGCAGCTCGTGGATTAAGCAAGCCCGAATCCGTACATCTTGACGAACTTCGCGAAATGCACGAACTCGAATCCTTTGCTTCACTGCGGTACACCCTGATGGCGGCGAAAAATCCTCAGGTCAATGCGTTCTCGAATGCCGGGGACTCGCATAGCGTAGTTCTCAACCAGTTCCGGGAACGTGGCCTCGCAGCTATGGCCGGAGCCAAGGATGACATCGGATATTTCGAATGGTCGGCTGCAACCGATGACATAACAGATCCCCGTAACTGGCAGGCTGCCAACCCGGCACTTGGTCACACGATTCACATCGACAACATTAAAGCCGTACTCAATGACCCGGCCGACGTGGTTATGACCGAAGTCTTATGCAGATGGGTTCAGACAATCTCTAGCTGCGTGGGAGCAGCCGAATGGGAAAAATGCATCGACCCGGATGTCGAGTTAGACGTGGAGAAATTAACTTGGCTTGGTCTCGACCTTTCACCGGACAGAAAACATGGAGCCCTTATCGCCGCCCAGAAATTAGGCGACGAATCCTTCATGATTAAATTACTTCACACTTGGAGCAATCCGCTGCAGCTAGACGATAAGGCCATCGCTAACGACGTCGCGCCTTATTGCCGAAAGTTCCCGATTGAATATCTGCTTTATAGCAAGAGAACAAGCGGAGCCGTAGCTTCTCGATTGGTGCCAGCCGGTATTCCTACCTTTGACATGGATTCGAACTATCCGCAGGCTTGCGACGAAATGCTGGGGGCTATTAACTCCGGCAGACTCAAGCACTCTGGAAAACAGAGCGAACTCACCACCCAGATGCTTTCGGCTGTGCAACTTCGTCGAGGCGATGGCGGTTGGGTCATAGGACGCAGAGCATCACAGGCGGCCGTATGCGCTGCCGTGGCCACTGCCCTCGTTACTCACTTCGCGACACGCCCAGAGACGGAAACAGACATAATGGTCGGCTAGTGGTATAGCCCTGAGAAAATCCTCGCATGGGATTACTCGACATCTTTGCCACTCGTAAAGTGGAAATGGCTATGCCGTCTCCTACTTACGACGTCTCGGCTTCTCTTGGGCCGGTAACGTCTCTCGATTCTTTAACGCCTTTCTTCGGCGGTGCAAATACCGCTACACGCGAACAAGCGATGATGGTGCCAACGGTTGCAAGAGCCAGAAATATAATCTGCTCATCGATTGCATCGATTGGTCTTGAAGTCATCGACCGTTCAACCGGGATGGAAATCGAAGACGCAACTCCACGCGTTATTCGAACTCCAGACCCACGTATACCCGGAAGCGCGACTTACGTCTGGACTTGTGAAGATTTATTATTTTATGGCTATGCGTACTGGCAGATCACTGAGTTATTTGCCGACACGTATAGAGTGCGTAGTGTTCAACGCGTATCACCTGCTCGCGTAACTATCCAGACCAACTCAATCGCATCCGAAATCGAATATTACATGGTTGATGGAACTCCGGTTCCGAATTCCGGTATCGGAAGTCTTGTCGTATTTAATGGCAACGATGAGGGCCTTCTTAACCGAGCTGGTGCAACTATTCGCACCGGTGCCGAACTCGAACGAGCTGCAGCGATGTACGCTCGCGAGCCGGTTCCCTCAATGGTATTAAAATCAAATGGAACTGCACTTCCAGCAGACCGAATCGCCAAGTTACTCGACTCCTGGGGTGCAGCCAGACGTTCTCGCGGAACGGCTTTTCTTAATGCCGATGTCGAGCTTCAAACTGTTGGCTTTGACCCTGAGAAATTACAACTAAATCAGGCCCGTTCGTACGTGGCGACAGAACTCGCTCGCGCTACGGGAATCCCGGCTTATTACGTTGATGCAGAGACTGGTTCGAGTATGACGTATTCAAATGCGACAACTCAGCGCCAGACCTTGCTCGACTTTTCACTTATCCCACTTATGACTTCAATATCCGAACGTCTGTCCATGCCGGACTTTATTCCACAGTCTCAGGAAGTTAAATACGATCTGAGTGACTATCTACGCGGTTCCGATTTGGAACGCGCCAACATATACAAAACACTGAATTCAATCGTTGATGCTCAGGGCAATCCTGCAATCACCGTTGAAGAAATCCGTAACGCCGAGGAGATGATTAAATGAAGGTAACTACACCGTTCACGATTACCGCAGCCGATTCAGAAGCTCGAACTATTACGGGCCAAATCGTCGCGTTCGATACACCAGCCAACGCTTCCACCGGGAAGGTGATGTTTAAATCCGGGTCACTTAATCCGGCTAATGTAAAACTTAACCTTGAGCATGATTCTTCAAGACCGATTGGAAAAACTTTAAGCATGGAGTTCTCACCAGATGGCAAATCAATCAATGCCACCTTTAAAATCTCAAAGACGACCGCTGGCTCAGACGCGATTCAGGAAGCAATCGATGGACTCCGCGACGGCTTTAGTGTGGAAGCAAATGCCATCGACTTCGGTCACAATGAAGACGGGACTATGGTTGTCAATTCGGCTGAACTTGTCGGCGTCGCTTTAACGCATAATCCGGCTTTTAATTCAGCTCGCGTCTCTAATGTCGCAGCTACTACCGCACCAGACGAAGTTTCTGAGCCATCATCCGATGATTCAGAATCACCAACACCAACAGAAGGAGACGAAGTGGAAAACACCGTCACAGAAGCACCTGCCGCCGAGACGGTAGAAGCCTCGCAGTCAGTACAGGCCGCAGCAGCACCAAAGCCTGTTAATTTCATCGCAGCACGAAATCCAATCGTGTCACCAGAGACTTATCTCATGCACCAAGTTAAAGCGGCTCGCGGTTCAGAAGAATCTCGCGCGTTCATCGCTGCAGCTACTGCATCAACAGATAACCCTGGCTTAATTCCAACACGCCAACTTCGCGAAGTCGTTAATGGTCTTGCAGACAATGTAAGAGCCTCAATTGATTCGATTTCAAATGGCACTCTTCCAAGCGCAGGATTAGTATTCCAAATCCCAAAGATTACACAACTTCCAGCAGTGGCACAGATTGATGAACTTGACCCAGTAACTCCAACCGTTATGGAATCTGAATTCATCAACGTGGATGTCAAATCTTTCAAGGGTTCTCAGGTAATGTCAGTCGAACTCGCTGACAGATCAGATCCATTGTTCTTTACAGAACTTATCAGCAATCTTTCTGCGCAATACGCTGCAGCAACGAATGCTTATAACTCAGCACAAATAATTAATGGCTCAACTCCAGGAAATCCAACATACGCCGACCCAATTTCAGCTACTAATCTTCTTAAGTGGGTTGCAGATGGAGCCGTGTCTGTTTATTCAAACACAAAGAAATTCGCTGACGCACTTGTTGTATCTCCAGCACAATGGGGCAACATCATGAGCATGTCGGTCGATGGCCGTCCAATTTACAACGCACTTCAGCCACAAAATGCCGCCGGTAATGCGCAACCTCGCGCTTTGCGTGGGTCTGTAAATGGTCTCGATTTGTGGGTTGATACTGCACTTGCAAATTATGGTGTGGACGACGGTTCTATGTACGTCATCAACCGTGATGCATACACATGGTACGAGTCACCACGACTCGAACTTCGTACAAACATCATCTCCGATGGTTCTATTGGAATCTTGTTGTACGGATACGGTGCAACTGCTACAAAGATTGCAGCTGGCGCATATAACTATCAGGCAAGTTAATTAATCATCGGCTAGGTCGCTCCCGAACTAGCCGAGCAGACGAAGGGAACAGAGATGCCGAATATCATTACCGCTGACCAACTGCGAGCGATACTTGGCGTCTCTGAATCTCTTTATGACGATACTTATCTCGACCAGATTATTGATTCTGCGGAACAGACTATCCTTCCGCTGCTGACGCAATACCAATCGGCAATCACTACTACGCGCATTTCAGATGGCGTCGTATATTTTACGACAATCCGGCCATGCTACTTTGCGGTAGGTCAATCCGTCGTGGTTGCCGGTTGCGGCGATTTAGATGCAACATATACAGTCACGACGCACTCGGTGACAGGATTTGAGTTCTCTGCAGCTACTGCCGAAGCCGACCAAGTAGTCCACGCGATTATTCCGGCCGGAAGTGCCACCCTCGATGGAGCTTCATCCGCAGAACTTTACGCGAACGTCGCACCAATCCAATCAGCCATCTTGGTCGTAAGCGTGGAGATATTTCAGTCCGTAACTGCTCCGGGCAATCAGATCATGAGCGATAACTTTCAACCTTCGCCATTCGTACTCGGTAGAAGTTTAACGAACAGAGTGATTGGCCTTCTAGGGCCGTTCATCGATGTAGAGACGATGGCAATGTGACAATCGAAGCAGACGTCCGAACACCATTAGCCACTGCCCTCTCAGGAGTCGTTGCATCGGTCTATAACGGCATTCCGGAAGCTTTGATTGCTCCGGCCGTATGTTTAATCCCCGATGCACCGTATCTGGAGCCAAATCTTATTAATGGAGCCGTTACAAAGGTTCAGGTCAATCTGACCGTAACCGGGGTCGTGGCATATAACAATAACGCAGCAGCCCTCGATAACTTGGAGCAGCTGATGATAAGCATTCTGGGGGCCATGCCGCCCGGATACGTGGTCGGTAACGTCAATCAACCGACACCTTTAGAAGTCGGGACTGGTAAATTCCTTACGTCGGATTTACAAGTCTCCACCTACTACACAGAAAACTAGGAGCAAAAATGACCACTATCATCACCGGTAGAGACATCACATTCACCATCGATGGTGATACTTATGATGCTCAAGCTACATCGGCCACACTTACCATCGATTCAACAATCAATACGTACCAGACCCTCGATGGCAAAGCTTATTACACGACAGATTCTCAGGGAACTTTTGCGGTTGAAATGCTGCAAGATTTCGGAGCGGTTTCATCACTTTGTGAAGCATTATGGAACGCCGCAGCTACTACACCAAATACACCGCTTTCAGTTCTCTTTACTGTTGCAGGCGTCGCATACGTGTTCCAAGTTCAGCCAATCTTCCCTTCACTTGGTGGTTCTGCGCCAGACGCATTAACCGCTTCACTTTCATTTACCTGCGTCACCACACCAGCGTTAGACTAGAGATAAGGAATCGGGAGCATGAAATTACCAATCACAATCGAATATAACGGCGGCACCATCGAGACCTATACGGCACAACCGCCGGAGTGGGCTAAATGGGAAAACAAGACGGGATTTATCGTCTCTCAAGCTCAGGAAAAGATAGGAATATCCGACCTGCTATTTCTGGCGTATCACGCTATGAAGCGCGAGGGTGGCGGTAAGCCCGTTAAGCCTTTCGATATTTGGTGCGATACAGTTGTCGAAGTAAAGGTCGGAGATGACGAAAGCCCAAAAGTTACGCCGTCGGAAGCCTAAATAGAATCCTCTGGGACTTGGCCATTGCAACCGGTCTAAGTCGCAGCGAGTTCGAGACCGCCGAAGACGTATTAACCGCAATCGAGATTATGGAGCAGCGGAATGGCAAGTGAGATGATCGCATACGACAAGTCTGACTTGCGTGGCATTATCCGGGCCTTCAAGGCGATGGACGAAGAAGCCGTCTCTCAAGCTAAAGGCGTCTCCAATGGTCTGGCTACTTATCTGCAATCGAAGATTATTGGTTCGGCTTCTAATGCAAGAAATAGAGCTGCTTCAAGGATTGCTGACGGTTCGAGAGTGAGTAAATCGTCCAAAGTCGGAGAACTATCTTTTGGCTTCGTGTCTCAAAAGTTCTCCGGCGGTGGCACGACTCAACAACTTTGGGGCGGTTACGAGTTCGGGTCTAACAAGTTCAAGCAGTTCCCAGTCTGGTCTGGTAAAGAAGGCCGTGGTTCTCGCGGTTACTTTATCTATCCGACACTTCGCAAAGAACAGCCATATTTGGTTAATGAGTGGGAAAATGCATTCACAAAGATTTTAAAGGAATGGACGTAACATGGCAGCCGCTGGTTCAAGAACTCTCAAATTATCCATTCTGGCTGATATTGATGATCTGAAAAAGAATCTCAATGTCGGCTCCACCGAGGTCGATTCTTTCGGTAGCAAGGTTACAGACTTCGGAAAGAAGGCCGGTCTAGCCTTTGCGGCCGCAGCAGCTGCGGCTGGTGCCTACGCAATCAAGATTGGCGTCGATGGAGTTAAAGCAGCCATCGAAGATGAGCAGTCTCAGGTTAAATTAGCCAGCGCATTACAGAACGCAACTGGCGCAACAAATGACCAGATTGCTTCGGTGGAAAAGCAGATTCTCAAGATGTCTTTGGCCACCGGAGTCTCGGACGATAAACTTCGTCCGGCCCTATCTCGACTTGCCCTTTCGACTGAAGATGCGAGTAAAGCACAAGAGCTTCTTTCTTTGGCCCTTGATATTTCTACGCAAACGGGCAAACCGCTCGAAAGTGTGGCAAATTCGTTAGGCAAGGCTTATGACGGGAACACGACTGCCCTTGGAAAGTTAGGCGTTGGATTATCATCGGCCGAACTTAAGACCATGGATTTCACCCAAGTCCAACAACGTCTGACCGACTTATTCGGTGGGGCAGCAGCTAAGAACGCCGAGACCTTTCAGGGTCGAATGGATATTCTTAAGAATACACTCAACGAAGCTAAAGAGACTATTGGCTACGCGTTGCTTCCAATCTTGGAGAAGTTAGTCGGATATTTTACAGAATACGTCGTTCCAATCGTAGAAAAGTTATCGAACGCCTTTTCAGATAAGTCTGGTGGATTGACGTCTTATA